AAGGTATAGACCTAAATGACCAAGTTAAGAATAAGCTTTGGGCGCAATATGCGTCAAAAACCGGGTTGCTTGCTACAGTTGATTTTACTGCAGCTAGTGACACTATTTCTTATGCTTGCGTTCATGACCTTTTTCAGTCTTCCGACTGGTTTAGGGTGATGGACAAACTTAGGTCTCCACGCGGTCTCAATACCAACTCTGATTCTCTAATCGAATATGAGAAGTTTTCCTCTATGGGAAATGGCTTTACGTTCGAATTAGAGTCTCTTATCTTCTGGGCACTTGCAAAAGCTTGTGTTCCAGAAAACCATCCTCTATACGATATGGTTTCAGTCTACGGAGATGATGTTATCATCCCCGTAGAATTTTTACCTAATTATATAGAGTTGTGCTCGTTTTACGGTTTTACGATTAATACAAGTAAGAGTTTTTCTGACTCGTATTACCGTGAATCCTGCGGTGGGCACTATTGGAATGGTATTGATATAACACCAGTTTATCTCAGGCGATCTCTGTCTGTTAAAAGACAGAAAATGATATTTCACAACCAGCTCGTCGAATTATCGATTAGAATGATTGGGGATGGCTTCCGTTCAATACGGTACCGTCATATCATAGCCCTCTTAAGTGCGGAGTCGGAAGTAAAAAATCCGGTGCCCCGTGGCTTTGGTGACCTTGGACTAACTAAAGGCTTTGATGAATGCTCTCCTACTTTCTGTAGGAAGTATCATCGTGGCTATTATGTTAAGATAAGTTCATTTCAGCCTTCCACTTTTGAGAGTTTCTCTGAGTCTCTCGGACTAGTCCGATTGTATGATCTCTTTAAAAGGAGTCATAATGGTGTTACGGAGTCGTTACCTTGTGCAAACAAGGTTACAATTCCGCGTCGTGGGCGTTTCAGGGTTAGTACTACCTGGACGCCTGATTGGCCGAGTTTAGGCCAGTGGGTATAATTCCCTCTTCCCTATCCTCCCTATAGTCCGTTTTCGGACTGGTCTGGGGTTTTCCTTCCCC